CCAGGCCACGGGCAAGGAGGCGGCAGGGGCAAAGGAACGGGGAGGAAAAAATAATGGCTAAGAAAACCACAAAGAAGAGAGCCAAAAGGAACCCGGTTGGACGTCCACAAACTGTATTCACTGCCGCACAAATTGTTAAAATGTCTAAATTAGCCTTGAACGGATGCCAAAACGGTACTATAGCATCAATAATGGATATTCCGAAGAATACACTCTTGGATAATTGTCGCCTGTTATTGTCAAAGAAAAGAGCAGAGCGCAAAAATAAGCTTCGAACGCTCCAAATGACAGCCGCAAGAAAAGGGAATCCTGCCTTATTGATCTTCCTGGGAAAGAATGAACTTGAACAAGCTGACAAACATGATATTGAGCACGATGTATCCGATGGCCTAAAAGACTTAATGAAGGAAATAGGCGGCAAAGGTGACGGCTTGCCTATTAAAATGGTATAAGTTAAGATAGGTAAGGCGATTAAGAGCTAATAACAGGGAAAGTATCGGAAATCACGGGGTTTAACAAATAACCCAGAATTATAAATGTTAAGATAGGCAAGCTATTAAATGGCCAAACCAGCAATACCAACTGAACTAGCAAAGAACCTCAAAGACCCGTACTGGCGATTAAACAACCTGTATTGGATTATCGACGAGCATGCGCAACGTGTGAAGTTTAATATGCGTATGGCTCAAGAGGACTTCTTCTCGAATATGTGGTATTGGAATATGCTGCTTAAGAGCCGCCAGCATGGATTCAGCACGCTTATCGACCTTATCGGGCTTGATCTCTGTTTATGGAATGATAACACTGAGGCGGGCATAATCGCTCATACCCTTAAAGACGCTCAGCACATCTTCCAAACAAAGATCAAGTACCCTTACGAGAATCTCCCCAAAGCAATACTTGCCCGGATCCCGTCAACAAAGTGCGATGCTGGGGAATTAAGACTGGCAAATAATAGCTGTGTTCGTGTTGGAACGTCGATGCGGTCTGCAACGCTGCATTTCCTCCATGTGTCCGAGCATGGGAAGTTATGTGCGAAATACCCCTTAAAAGCATTGGAATTGAAAACAGGGACGATGCCAGCCCTTCACGAAGGATCGTATTACTTCGACGAATCAACCGCCGAGGGTGGGGCTGGTGACTTCTACGATGGATGTATTCAGGCTCAATCAGATACGGTCAAGGCAAAGGCTGCTAAGGTTGACCTGAACAAGATGCAATGCAAGTTTCATTTCTTCGCATGGCACGATGATGCTAAGAACGCGACAAACCCAAGCGGGATAGATGTTAGCGACGAACTCAAGCGGTATTTTGCAGACTTAGCCGGTACTCATGCAATCGAACTATCAGAAGAACAGCGGGCATGGTACGCATTGAAGCGTGACGGAGCACAGGGACTTGGTAAGTTAATGAAGCGAGAACACCCAAGTTATCCAGCTGAGGCATTTGAACAGGCTGTGGAAGGTGCTGTATTCGGTGACGAACTTGAGAAGGTACGAAACGAAGGACGTATCGGGTTCCAGCCATACACTGAAAGCATACCTGTCTATACCTTTTGGGATTTGGGGATTGGGCACCCAACGTCGATTCTATTCGTCCAGTTCGTTAAAAGAGAAATCAGGATCATCGACTACCATGAAGAATCTAACCGTGGTATTGTTTACCATTGCAAGGTTGTCAGGGACAAGCCGTATGTTTACGGTCATCACTACTTCCCGCATGACTCGGCCAAGCGTAACGCTGTAACCGCGACGCCATTGATCGATACTGTTGAGGAATTACTGGGAGTAGACAAGGTTACTAAGGTTCCGAGGGTAGAGGATAAGGCGGATAGCATTCAAGCAGCCCGCGATATATTCCTGCAATGCCAATTTGACGCCAAAAAGACGACAAGGCTTATAAAATGCCTATCGTTTTACCGGTTTGAGTGGAACGATGACGAGAAACGATTTAACAATAAACCTGAGGAAGATTGGAGTTGTGACGGGTCCGACGCCTTCCAGTGCCTTGGTCTGGTTTATGGATATGGCGAAATAGACGGTCAAGTCTTAGGGTTCAAAGGGCCGATCAAGAAGCATGACGATGATTACTGCGAAGACGACTATCAGCCTATGGGCTTGAGTAATTTATAAAGGGAAAATAACATGGGTAATTCACTATTTGGCGGCAAACCGAAGAAGCCTAAACAAGAAGTCGCACAGCCTATTGAGAAGGTACAGCAAAGTAATATCGCTGATGAGACTACCCGGAAGGATTTGGCAAAGCGGAGACGAGCTACGATATTGAACCAAGTGAGCGGCGAAGCTAATATTTCACGTAAAAAGTTGGGAGCTGGTTAATGGAACATTACTGGTGTAATAACTGTCATAAAATACATGAAAATCTTGATACGGAAGAAGTGACAATTATTGGCGAAGATGGCGAATACCTACCGGGTAGAATGTGCCCTAATTGTAATAAACCCTGTGAGTTAGTATCTTGAAGTTGGGAGCTGTTTAAATGAAAGAATTATTACTAATGAACAATGATGGCTCTTGTCAATGGGTGTACGTTGGCCACTCTGGTAAGTTTTACGACAAAGACGTTTATGATATGTTCGGGGAAGAAATAGAAGTAAAGTTGCCGGTCCCAGTGAAAAGGTAAATAACAATGACCATAACACCTAAAAAAGAAATAGAACGCCTAGCCGAGCAGGTAGTAACCGGACAAATTGGCCTTGTTGATGCCATACTCTCGTTGCCAGAACCGACAATGGTGGGGCTTGACACTAACTTATCCCGGGTACTGCTAATGGAAGATGCAGTGTCAAAAAGGAAAGTTCAATGACCATAACACCTAAAAACATAATCGACGAGCAAGAGCGGATGGACACGGAGTTCAAGGACTGCGAGAATCTAAAAGAGCTTGCGATTCAGTTGACATACCCTAGCCGCGAACCTGCGATGGACTGGTATAATACATTCGACGACAAGAGGCAAATAAAGAAATCTCGCGTCATTTATGATCCCACGGCCATAGGCGCAAGGGAGATATGGAGCAACGGCATACTCGGTAATTACATGCCGAAGTCTACAAACTGGTGGGTCCAACAGATGTCCGACATGAGGCTGATGGACAGTAAACGAGTCCGTCAATGGTTGCAGGACACTGACGAACACTTAAGAGCGGTTCTTACCCAGAGCGGGCCCGATGAGGCAAATTACTACAATCAGAAGCTTGTAAGCATAAATGATGCAGGCGTTATTGGTGATTCGTTTATGTATATCGAGCATGACCAGGAGACCGGCAAGCAGATGTTTATGTGCCCGCACCCGCGAGAGTTCAGGATAAGAAGGGACTTTTGGGGTAGGGTGGTTGCTATTCATCACAGGTTTAATAAGACTATCGGCCAGATCAAGGATGAGTTTGGCGATGGAAGTTTAAGCGAAAGCCAGAAACTTGCGCTGGTTAATAGCCCAAACCAGAAAGCTCAGATAATCCATGCCATATACAAGAACAAGGACTACGAGCCTGGCAAGACTGGTGTTGTCAATATGAAGTGGCAGCATAAATACCTAAATGTTGAGTTTAAGAAGATAATCAAGGATGACGGGTCAGAGACACTAAATCCGATACCTTGGAGCCTTAACCGACCGAGCACCGAATCGTATGGCAGGGGTATTGTTAGTCAGATGTTTGTTGAGATACTTACCGCCAACTTTATGGGCAGGGATATTCTAATAGCATCACAGCAGGCAGCTAGACCGGCCATGCTGATTCCTTCAGCACTGAAGCATAAATTAAGAACTGGAGCAGGCGGCAAGACCTTTGTTGGCAATAAGGAAATGCAGGGCTTGAAGATGGGTGATCTTGTATCACGGTTGATCGACAGCAGCGGTTATCCATTTAGTGAGAACAATCACGAAAAATGGCAGGCGTTGGTGGATAGCCGATTCGGAAAGGGTTTATTCCTCTCTCTTAATAGCGCAGACCCGTCTTCTTACAAGAATATCGATATGGTTAGAGGTATGCAGGCAGAACGCGCGGTCTTAATGGCCCCGTTCCTTGGCACTCTTGGCGGGATTACCGATCGCGAGTTTGACAGAATATATGAGATCGAACTAAACTCAGGCCGTGCCCCGGAAGTTCCTGACGAGGTTTTACAGTCGCAGAACGGCAGGATCGATATACAGTACATTGGGCCTCTCGCTCAGATATTGAAACAATACTATGAGACGGGCAACCTGCTTCAGACCGTGGCAAATATGAGTGCGGTAATGAGTGTTGCACCAGATTCGGATGTCGTTGTCGATGGCGATGAGCTTATGCGGAAGATATTAGAATCAGGCAACACACCGGAAGAAATAGTATTGAGCCGGGAAGATGTTGCGGAGATCAAGGCTATTGCCGCTCAGCAACAAGAACAGGCTCTACAGGCTCAACAAGCAGAGCAGGCCGCGGGAATGGTACCAAATTTATCTGGTAAAATCGAAGGCGACAGCGTGTTAAGCCAGATAGCAGCGGCATAGAAAGGGCAAAGAATATGGTAACGATCAAAAGAAACAGGCATTCAGGCCCAAAGCCGACTACCTTGCGGTTGTCGGCAAGCCAGATGATTGTGTGCTTGGTCAGGCAATTAGGCGGTAAGGCGGTTGTGGATTTAGAAGAAGTGGTTGCTCTTGACAAAGGCGTTCGAATTGATATGGAGCAAAAGGGTAACTCTATACACTTGTCAGTTATCGAAAGCGAAGAACAGAGTGTCATACTGACACCTGAAACAAACATAATAATTCAGAAAGGTTAGAAAGATGGCGTACAAAACA